AGTTTGAAAGTTTCACTCGTGCCATTGACTTGAGCAAACCAACCGCTTGAATCTCCGTCAGGATCACCAATGTCAACAATGTAGTTATCAGTAAATTTCAAGGCTGCTTCAGCATCACCATTCGACCCCAATCCTTTTGTAGTCGTAAATGTGTTGTTTTGAGTGAAGTTGTTTGCTTCATTTTTGAAAGCAATTTGGGCTTCAGACGACAAGAATGTTCCGTCGCTGAAAGTAATTCCACCTGCATCCATTGAGATACCAGCGACAGGGAGAACAAGAGAAGTTGTGTCAATTGTCCCAGTTGCTCCATTAAATGTCGAAACACCTTGGACGGTTCCAGTTGCTCCATTGAATGAGGATACTACTGAAAGATTGTCGAGAGAAATTCCTAATGTGTTTCCGCTCGCACCAGATAAAGAAAATTCTCTACTAAGAAATATTTCACCCGAAATACCATCAACAGTTGTGGGAGGAGCAACATTTGGTATGAAGTGAACAAACACTTTGTCACCAACGGAAAAGTTTTCCATGGCGATCAAACCATCATCTGGACTCCCATCGTTTGGAATTCTTGTGGTATCTTGAAATTGAAATTTACTTGCCGATACTGAATTGTTTGATAAAAGACTAAAGGAATGACCAGAGCGAGTTTGACGATCTGGAGATAATATATGAAAAAACTTTTCTCCGTCTTCAGAAACTGCATAGATTGTTCCCCCATTGTTTAATAGATTGACATGAGGGTATAATAAATCATTACCCTGTTTATCGTAACGATTAAAAGTAATTTGAGTAGTACCAATATAATCTCGCACAAGTCTTATTCCACCACTTGATGGAATGTCTGTATTCACATCAGATAGTGATGTTGATAATATTTCAAACTCAAACCCAGAAGGTTTGAGTGTTACTGCACCAGTCAACCCATTTACAGATGTAACGTGATCGGTATCACCATGAGTTTGTGGTGCAGCAAGAGTTATAAGTTCTCCTGTCGCACCTTTCACAAACAATTTTTTGTCAGACAAATTGACAGCGATCTCACCCTCAAGCATCGTCTCGACACTCGGTGTTGCTCCTGCAATTGATGATCTATGAATTTGAATATGTGTCATACTTACCTCGTACTATTTATGTGAAAGTTCCACCATCGATGATGGATACGGTGACAGTTGCATTTTCTTTACCACTTGCTTCAACTTTGAAGTTTGTATTGAAATCAATAAATCGTGCAGTTCCTCTGACTTGAGATCCATCCACACGAACACCAGTATTACTACCACCACCACCGATGACCGCACCACCAACTTGACCTAACGGGACTGGGGGAAAGTGTTGTGGATTCAACCAGAGTTGATTTTTCTTTTTATCATACTCCAGACCATTCCCAGTTTTAATAGTCGGAAATACAGCAGGATCTCCTTTATCGCCTTTATCCCCTTTATCTCCCTTTGGTCCCACAGCACCCGCTGCTCCGTCAATACCATCTCGACCGTCCTTGCCGTTTTTACCATTGATTCCATCTCTACCATTTTTACCGTCTTTTCCGTCTTTTCCAGCAGGGCCCTTGAGTCCTCGAAGACCCCGTTGACCTTTGACTCCGTTTGCACCTTTTTCTCCCTGTGGTCCGATGGGTCCACGTTCACCTCTTTCACCACGCTCTCCTTTTTCGCCTTGTGGTCCTTGTAAACCTTGTTCGCCGCGTTCACCTCGAATACCCTGTTCGCCTTGGATTCCCTGTTCACCTTGCTCTCCAAGAAGACCTCTCTCACCTTGTTCGCCCTTTTCACCTTGTGGACCTTGATCTCCTTGTTCACCTTGTGGACCTTGATCTCCTTTATAACCTCTCGGTCCCATTAATCCTTGCGGACCTTCAGTTCCTTGTTCAATGATTGTTTTATGAACAACCTCTTGTTCTACAACTTGTTGAATTACTTTTGGTTCTTCGATCTCTTCTTCGATGACTTCTTCTACGATTTCGATTTGATCAAACATCTCATTGATGTTTGTCGCATTTCCTGTAAGTGTGTATTGTTTTCCGACATTATTTGAAATATCTTCAATATGAACAGAAGTAAGTCCTCTGCCAATTTTTATAACTTCAGATTCTTCGGAAGGTAAAACAACCTTAAACTTGGTTTCTATAACGATGCCATTGTTTTCTTTTACGCATACAAATTCTCTATTCATAGTATGCTTTGAAGCAACTATGTTCGAGTTACCAAATAGTTCTTTTGGTTTATTGTATGACAAAAAGTTTTCGATCATGCGAATCTGTGTCTTTGGGTTACTACTTGTTGTTTGACTTCAATAACAATTATAGGAACGCGAAATGGATCATCCGAATATTTTTCACGCTTCTGGCTCTTTAGAATAATTTCTTGTTTTCTGACTTGAATTTTCATCGTCGAAGATCTCCGCTCACTTCAAAACGACCCTCCACCAAACGCAAGACAGACTTACCTTTCAGAAGATCAAGTTCAAAGAAATGTCTACCAGCAGGAACATTACTCATAGTCTCAGAGTTTGCTTCGATGTAGATTCCACCTGCGGAAGCACCAGACCCCGTTACCCCAACGTCTAATTTGATACCACCGCTACCACCTGTATTTCCAGCAGTAACGCCTGATTGACCAAAAACGTTAGAATTGAAGTCTAAAAGTGCCGTTGTGGATGAGTCATATCTACGAACCTGCATCGCAGCAGTATATCCTGCATCAGATAAAGTAACACCTACGTTACTTTCATCTAAATACCTCACATAAAGAACAAAATCAGTTCCTTGGTTTGCTGTTAAATTATATGATAACGTATTGTAAGACATAGAACCTCCATGTATTATTTATGGACTTTGGTTCTTCGTGATTCTACCTTCGTTGATTTCTTCTCTTGCATCTGCTTTTTAGTCTTTTGCAGATTCTTCAACTTCTTCTCATCCTCACGAATTCTTCGCTCCATCTCCTGCCTCTGTTGCTGCTGCTCATTCAAGACCTGAGCATAAGTTTGAGCATTGGTCCGAATCCGATTGTGTTCTGATTCTGGAATAATGTCCATCTTACTCAACAACATTTGACATGCGGTATGACCATTCTGGAAGTCATTCATATAGAACGCTGTGGCAGCGAATTCATCGAGAATCTTCCAATCATACACATCCTGACCAATGAACAAAATATCATTTTGGGGGTAGGCAACCTCACAACCTTGCTTTGCGTACAGGTATGCAAGTTTGGGTTTGTCCATCGCACGATATGTTCTACTGATTTCATATAAGGGTTCTGCTCTTTGCGGACGATATTCAAATGCATCCAAGAACAACTCCTTGATCTCAGGCCATGTTCCTCCGAGCATACCCTTGATCATAGCCATTCTGAATTTAGAGAACCAGACTTCTTCTTCCCATCCACCCATACTTACTCTCTTTTCATATGCTTCATATGACTTCTCAAGTTGCTGAGAGTCAAAGTAAGACTGAGCGAGATAGAATTGATATCTGACGTTTGTTGGTTCGTAGTTTGGATCTTCTTCATTTGTAAGTGCAGAAAGAAGAACCTCAGCATCCCTAGAGTATTTTTCTTTAGGATCAATACCTACGTTTCTCGCACCCAATGTACGAGCGTTTACAAAGTAATCTCCCTCTGAGATTTTCACCACTCTATATTCTTCTGGTTTTACAGTTTCAAGGTGTGCGTATTCGTGAAGAACACCAACATAACTCCACTGTCGATCACGATTATCTACTCTGAAGATTTGATTTCGGAACCAAGAAAAGCCTGGATTACCCAGTCGAAGAGAGTACGCATCCATTTCCATGTGTTGTGGATATACGAAGTTTCCATCAATCTTATCATCAGCGTCAATCATCCATGCGTAAGTTGCTTTACCCATGCAGTTTTCAATCGCTTCGGATCGACTCTTACCGAAACCCTTCCAGTCGGAGAGATAAACTTCGCCTGGAATGTTATACTCATCCATAACTTCCTTGATGAGTTCGGGAGTTCCGTCATCTGAACCAGTGTCGGTGATATCATATCGGTCAATGTACGGAACCATTGACTCCAACATCTCACGAATGATATGAGTTTCATTCTTAACAATCGCACACAATGTGACAGTCACACCGTCAGGTCTTTTTACACTTTGCATATTATACTTCACTTTCTTTTAGAACCGCAGATTTGTTATCTACCCAGTCCCAGTTTTTTCTATAATTCTTATTTTGATCCCAAACAGATTTGAGAATTATGGGATCCACACCATTGTCAATCATTGTATTTATGAGAGAATTTATATCCTTCGGAAAACAAGTTCCACCGAATCCATAATCTCCATCAGGACCAGGCACATGTGTATGACTATGACCTATACGATCATCAGAACATACACCATCCATGATGTTATCATAATTGACATCTCCCAATTCGTTGCATAGCATTTTCATCTCATTGAATATCATCACCTTTGCTGCAAGAAAACAATTAGCAAAGTATTTCACACACTCTGATTCCGTAGATTTCATTTTGATAATTGGAATCGATGGGAATATAGACTGATACATTTTAGCAACACTCGACACAAGGTTGGACGATCCTCCAAATACATGACGATCTGCATTTACAAAATCATACTCTGCATTCGCAGCAGTCAGAAACTCTGGATTATGAATGATGTTCATGTTTGGATATTCGTTACACAATCGCTCTGTAGTTCCAATAGGAACCGTCGATTTAATAATAAATGTTGCTTGAGTATTGACTTCTGATGCCTCTTTGAAAAACTTATCAAGTATAGACAAGTTGCATCTTCCACCCTCTGCATCTATCATTGGTGTGGGTAAACAAACAAAAACAAAATCACATTGAAGAGTATCTTCATATGAATGAGTGGATCTGGTATCATCAAGATCATAAATCAACACATCTAAGTGATTTTCAAAACCCTTAGCAACAGCGTTACCTACGAATCCGTTTCCTATCACACCAATTGTTTTTTGCATGTCAATACCCAGTCCTCTAATCTAATTTTAGGATTCCACCCCAGAACCTTCTTGATCTTATCAATATTTGCAAGAGTAACTCGTGCTTCTCCAAGTCTCGGTTCAATCATAGTTGTGTTGGTTGAAATCATATCTGCAAGTTCATTTACAGAATAATTTGTTCCCGTTCCAACATTGAAAACCTGTCCATATGATTCTAGTTTTACAGTTGATGCAAGAATGTTTGCACTCACTACATCAGAAACGTGAGTGTAATCTCTTCTCTGTTCTCCATCAGGAACAATCGTAAGAGGCTTTCCTTCTTCATACTGTTTCAGGAATCTTCCAACAACAGGAGCGTATTGACCGCGAATGGGTTGACGTTCTCCATATACGTTGAAGTATCGAAAGACTACTGTTTCTAAACCATACAAGTCAGAATACATTTTACAGAGTTTTTCACCCGAAACCTTAGACACTGAGTATGGATTCAAACAATCGTCTGGTTGTGTTTCAACATTTGGAACATCATTGACTAGACCATATGCAGATGAAGTTGATGAATAAACAACTCTACGAACAGACTTTTCTCTTGATGCTTGTAATACGCTACAAGTTCCATATGTATTTGTTTTCACTGCTCCCAGAGGATTCACAATACAAGGTTGAATCCGAGACTCCGCCGCACAATGAAACACCGTATCTACTCCATCGAAGAGTGGTAAAATTTCATCGTAATCGTTGATATCTAATTTATAATACTCAACGTTATCAGATTCATTGTAGTAAAAATTCTCATGTGCCTCTGATGACTCATTATCAATCACGATCACTTGAGAATCACCAGAAGCATATGCATCTACAATATGCGAACCGATAAACCCCGATCCTCCAGTAACAATATATTTCTTCATCACTCCCCCATCAACCAACTAAAGAATCCACCAGATGATTTTGGTTCTTCTTTTTCGATAGGACAGTTTGAACCCTGAACAATTGCAAAGTATTTGGGAAGATCTTCTTGGTTCTTCTCCGCACGCTTCGCTGCTCTTTCAAATTCTTTATCCGTGAGCAACAACATCACGACATCATCTTCGCCTTCTTTTGCGTCAGACTTTACATATGCGGTGAAGTAATATTCTTTATCCGCTGCTCTGTGTGCATTTTTGTTATTTACTTTCATTTCAAAATCCTCACAATTTTTTCACATGCATTACCAAGACCGTACGCATAATTACGATCAACTTCATAATTATTTATCATAGTTTCAAACATCTCTTTTAGGTCGCTTGGTTCGGGACACAACTTGAAGTTTTCAATCAATGAAACTCTTTCAGTCTTATCCCTACAAACAATCAAACGCTTTCCTAAGAAAGAAGCCTCCTCTTGAATTCCACCACTGTCCGTGATGCACATTCTACACGAAGCAAGTATCTTTAGCAACTCATCATATGGAAGAGGATCTACTACGTTCACATGAGTAAGAATGTCTTTGTGTGATATCACATTCGGATTGGGGTGTATAGGTAAAATGAATTCTAACTCAGAATGTGACTTTGCTAACTCATTGATCTCTGTGAAGAAGTCTTTGATTTTTGAATGATTCTCTCTGCGGTGTAAAGTCACCAATACCTTATTATCATATGACGTTGGTATATCAACAAGATTGTCATTGATTGTGTTACCAACAACAAAGATGTTTTTAGCACCTTCTACTATCAAATGATGCTTCTCCACTTCACTTGGAACCAGATTGATGTTTGCCACTTTTGAAATACACTGACGATAAAACTCTTCAGGATACGGACTCTCAATATCATGTGTTCTCATGCCTGCTTCGAGGTGGATGATTTTCACTTGATGATGGAAAGCACTCAAAGCAATCGCATATGCAGTGGCGGTATCACCCTGAACCAAAACATGATCAATTCCTGTAAAATCGATAGAGTTCATAACAGACGAAATGATGTCATCTAGGCGATTCTTACCTGAATCTTTCATAGTGATTCTCTGATCCACTTCGATATCTTGAAGTAAGGTTTCGTGTTGTCCAGTGAAACAGAGTTTATGATCAACGTCATGCTCTTTGAACTTTTCAATCAAAGGATTTACTTTGATAAATTCAGGTCGCGTACCAAAACATACTAAAATCATTTTACATCTCCAAAAAAGTCATTTGCGTTTTTACCCTTGTCATCTATGTATAGATCTGCTGCAAACTTTGTACCCGCTCGTATCGTATGATACTTCACTCCCCACGAATCTAGTTGATTTTCTGTCAACTCGGTCCAGTCAATACCAGATTCAGATCCTCGTGCAGTCTCGATAACAATCTCATTTCCGAGATCATATAGATTATTCACATAGGCTATTCTCTGTGCATAGGGTTGAGCGTTACCATAATCTCCCTGATTTGGTTGCGTGCATAAAGTTCCGTCCAGATCAAACACATACTTCATAACAATTTTTCCACAAAATCAATATCAGATGGATTGTCAATTTGTACACTCTCTTGTGGTTTCATTTCATAGATTCCAACTTGACCACCGACACGTTGTCGAACGTCCAGAAGATTATCTTTCGATGTAATGTAGAACGCACCATTTTCTACCCAAACAGATCCGTGATCTTGTCTCATTCCACGATCAGGGAATGAATCAAAGTTTATTGGATACCCATCGTCCGACCAACGAGGCAACCAATGTTCACGATACCCCGACAGAACTGAGTCATAGTCTCTCATCATTTCCAATCCACCATTGATGTGATCGGGTTGCAGAAGTGGCGAAGTTGCTTGAATGAAAACAACAACATCAAAATCAACATTCTCAGCAAAGTGCAAAAGTGCATCTTCACTCGGAGAAGAATCTCCTGATATATCGCTTGGTCTATCTAATACCTTCGCACCAAGACTTCTTGCTACTGATTTGATCGACGAACTATCTGTGCTAACCCAGACTTCATCCACGTTTGAATATTTTGCGGCGGTAATTGCATAGAACAATAAAGGTTCATTGTTTACCATGCAGATGTTCTTATTCTTAATACCTTTGCTTCCACCTCGTGCTGGAATAAATGCTACTCGTTTCATATTAACCTCTTAGTGATTTTCTTTTTTCTAATTCAGAATCAAAAACTTTTCTGCGTCCTCCATCACCCAGTGACGCTTCAATACTCCTAATATCTTTAACAAGTTTCATAACACCATGTGGTTCCACAGATGCCATTTGATCTGATCCCCACATCGTACGATCAAGGGTAATGTGTCTTTCGACCCACGTTGCTCCCTTCACAACTGCGGTATAAGTTGGAATCAAACCAAACTCATGTCCGCTATAACCTATTTCTTTATTTGGATATTTCTCAATCAGGTGTTCAATGTAATTTAGATTCAAGTCTTCAATAGGTGATGGGTAGGAAGAGTTTGTATGAAAAATTAGATTTGGATCTCCAACTTCAACACATGTTTCTATTTCTTCTTCCGTACTCATTCCTGTGGAGATCATCAAAAACTCACAGTTCTTTCTTGCGTGTTTTACAAGTTCTAAATTTGTAATCAAAGCAGACGGTATTTTCATTACGTCGGTAAACTCACTCATAAACTCTACTGAATCTTCATCCCAAACAGAGGCAAACATTTCTATACCACGATGTTTGCAATATGCAAATAACTCGGAATACTGACTTCTATTGAACTCTGTTTTCCATTTGTAATCTAGGTAAGACATCTCTCCCCAAGGGGTTTGCTTGATCTTTGTCTTCTGATGCTCTGGAACACATACATCTGGATTTCTCTTTTGAAATTTCACATAGTCACACCCTGAGATAGAAGCGATATCAATTAATGACTTTGCGATCTCGACAGATCCATTATGATTGATTCCTATTTCTGCTATGATTTTTGTACTCATTGTCGAATGCAGCCTGGTAATCTTTCGTCAGAGTATTCCAACTCTTCGATTTCAAATTTTACACTGGTGTCAAATGGATATGTCTTCTCTTCAATCGCCTTTGTCAGAAGTTCTTCGTCTGCACAGAAACGATACTTTGGATGACTATAAGTGTGTAACTTATAAACCATTTCCTTCGGACTCATGCACCAAGAGAAGTGACATCCAACCTTGTGTGGAAGAACCTCTCCAACATCTCTCCAGTTGCATGGGTAGTTATTTTTGAAAACCTTATACTTTGCGGCGATGGGAGAGTTGAACTCCTTATCTTTCCATAAGTAATTCATTCGATAGAAGAATTGATGTAATGGAAGTCGTACGCAGTCTTTCATATCCGCCATTGTAAGGATATACAAGTATGCTTCACTATTGATGATTTCATCCGCATCTACAGAAATGATCACATCATCATCGTTGAATTCCATATCTTTCATAAACGAACTACGCATTACAGGCTCATTTACTCTATGAATAGTTTCCTCATCATCATAAGCATCAACGGTTTCTTCACTGATATCAGACGGAATGTAGATTACCTTGTCCATGAGGTTTGGTGGGAAGTCTCCTTTGACTTTATCCCAAATGAAATCTCTTGGTCTTCCTGTGTGAGTGCGATTATGTTCTGATATGATAAATCCGTCGATAAAGTCATACGACTCTATTAGATTCATAATCAAGAATTTAACTTCATGCTCTGTGTAAAAGTACGTTTTCAAATAAATCATATCTTGCCCTCGCTTGGTGTAATTATCTCAATATTGTTATCTTTTGCAAGTGTTTTTACAAATTGTTTTACCCTTTCAGATGAACCATGACCCGACTCTTTTTGAATCGTACCGTCCCTTGAGTATGGTTGATTGTCACCGAAAAGATACCGTAAAGATGGTTGAACTTCATCAACAGAATAGTAATACGCTTTCTTTCCAACTTCACAAAAATCAAAACCAACAAGTCCTATCTTTTTGTATCCCGCATTCACGAATGCGTAGAAAGCCATAATTCCAGTGGATGGATCGAAGTCGTATTGCTTCATAAAAGACGGACGTAATTCTTTTGCGAAGGAATCATTATACTGTATTTTTAGATCTTGTAGTGGTTGGGGTAAGTAGTTAGATGGTACAGGTGAGTAATGTGTGTTGTACAGCGTTTTCAACTCTAATCCAGTTAGGATATCATTTGGATATAGATTGATGTCTCTAGCATTGAAAAACATATAATCACATTTCGTTCCGATGTATTTTTCGTAACCTTTGACTAGGGGAAAATTACAAAATGCTACTTCATCAAATTGAGAAATGAACTCAACTGATGAGTCTAAGACACTCGGACCCTTTCCAACAACAACTACACTTTTCATTTTTCTATTCTTATGATCGCATAACTAAACAGCGGATGTATTCTGGGGTCAATAACTAACTCTATAACACTTCCACCAAGAACGCTCTGACATCTATCCACGAAGTCATAATGATCGGAATCATCAATCATAATGTGACAAGTATCAGCAAGTTTGTCTTTTAGATGCAAAAATGATATTGATCTTCCGTTTCCATTTGGACCATCTAGGAGAACCAAGTCGATATTGTCTGGTAATAGGTTTGCTTCAATATCGTAAAATCTATTCTTTGCTCTAAAGTTTCGAGTGTCTGATGTAGGAACATCTGTGAAGTTTGATCGATCATATGTTTTTGATTCAAACATTGATTCATATCTTTCGTCCGTACATTCTATCAGTTGCTTTAGATTGAGCGTCAACGCATCGTGCTTTTTCGCAAACATGTATTGTGGATCGTGATCAAAAGAAGTTATTTGATACCCGTCAGTTTCACCGTGAAAGTCAATGAAGAACTGAGTGGATGCTCCCGATCCAAATTCTACGACTTGCTTGACGTTGTTTTCTTTGATTATTCTTTTCAAAGATTTAATCTGGGTGTCATGCAATCCCATGCCATCTCTAAAATAACTCATACCAATTTCCATATTCTATAATCATCATCTTCAGACGAGTCCGCCAGTCGAACCCAAAACATATCATTCTTTTCTTTTCTGAAATTTATCCAGTCTTTTGAATGAATGATCTTCTTATGTATACCAGTCATTCCAGCAACAATATTGAAAGTAGATGGACTGGATATCATATATTCACAACGTGCCATTTCAACAAAGTCTTTTGCAAACTTTGATCTATCAGAAGTGTTTTCACCAAACGAATACTTCTTCTTATGGTATTCAATTGTTTCTATGATTTCTTTGATTCTCCAAGACTTGGGATCATCAGTAAAGATGATAAACTTGTCAACATAATCCAATAACTCAACAATAGAGTTTTGATAATAACCAACTCGTTGTCCAATCTCAACGGCTTCAGGCATCCAAGAATGAAAATCTGTTTCACGAATATGAATAGAGCATGTTCTATAATGTGGTTCAGGATCACCTCTCAGAACAAACACATCTCGTGTACTGATGGTTTTATACTCATGGTATTTCGCACCCAAGCAAAACTCCAAACTCTTGAGTTTTGAATCTGAACCATCATAAAGGGGTACATCAAAAACATCAACGCCGTCCCAAGATGGACAAGAAAATCCACAGTTCTTTGATGCTGCTAACTGGCGCATGTTGTTATAATAGAGTGCTTGATTACCAAAACCAACTTTAGGAAATTGTGGTATGACAATCATTGAGTGATCCACCCTTCGTTTGCATAATGATTGTAGAGTTTTTCTCTCTCTGGGTTATGGTGTGGAAGTTTCCATGACGCATGTTCGTCAATACCCAAAACAGGATTTGTATCACCCCATACTTCTGGTTTATCTTTTGGTTGTGCAGGAACATAGGAATCAATGTTTCCAAACAACTTCGCTGAAGCACAAAACTGAATGTCTTCTCCTGTTGCATATGATACTGTTGGGTTTCTCCACATGAGGTTGATCCATTCAGTTTTGAAGAACCAACAATGACCTACAATATCACAACGTACTGGTGCTTCATTCGTAACACCATCACAAATACCAACAGATCCTTTACCGCTTCGATTTCTTCCGTTCGCACCAACTATACAATTCAATTCCTTCGATGTTTCAATACAATGCTCTAACCACTTTGGAGCAGGAATCGTATCGTCATCAAAGATGGCAGTGTATGGTGAAGAGAACAAAAGTGGCAGGGTGAATCTTCCGTGGTATTTCAGGTTCGTGGATGATCGAACATGCTCCCAAGATCCATCTTGATATTGTTCCAAATCAACATGGTTTTCATTCTGACAAACTACAATTCTTTCTACGTTTTCCGTTTGTGCTTTGATTGCGTTCAATTGATCGAGAAAGTTATCTCGTTTCCATACTGTAAGTACAACTGTTATCATAATGATTCCAATATTTGTTTTGTTGTTTCAAAAGATCCCTTACGAGAGCAGTTTTTATTATACCACTCTCTACAATTGTTTGACAAGTCAGACCACGTTTCTTCATCGATTGTGTTTACGATGTGCATAAACTCTTCTTCGGTTTCCGCGAATAGAAAGTGTTTGTCTCGAACGAGTGGATCGTGGTAATTTATATTTGTGTTTGGTGTAAATATTGGAACCGTACCAAGACCAAGGTATTCGATTTCTCTATTACACTTTGGACCATATCCTGGCAGCACCAAACCAAACTTTGATTGCTTTACCTTTTCCAGATACTCTTCTTGGGTGTATGGATACGTTTGTGTGTCTCCGATCAAAACAGGCATCGAGAAAAGTTCAACAACCTTTGACCAGTCTACCTGTGTTCTTGCGTTCAATTGAACGTGGTTCTCAACCTTTCCTAAAAATATACTTTTGGTATTTCGTTCTTCGTAACTAGGAATACCAGCCTCAATACTTTTCTCTAAGAGTCTAGGTCTTCTGCTCCAAAAGATCCAAGAATGACATTTATCACACAGCGGAACTGTGTTTCCAAAAAGACCATTTTCAAATTCGGGTATGGGACGATCATCAACTCGTGGATGATCATACAACAATGTTCCTCCCACTTGATCCACCCAGACAAAAGGATCATTACCTTCGACAACCTCAACAAAACCAGACTCCTCCCACATCGAGATAAGTTCTCGGAAGGTATCGTCTTTGCGATTTCTGTTTGTATAGATTAGTTTCATTGTACTTGAGAGCGAACGACTTGCATCAAATCAATCTTGGTTTGAACACCAGTCACATAATTAGCATGATGCATACGAATGTTCTGAGGAACTGACAATGGTTTAGACTTGTCCCACAATCCACAGTTTGTATCTCTCCAGACACTATAATATCGCTCATCAAGTAAATCAGACTTTACTTTATCTGAGTAATGATTCTGCAAAAGGAAATTCAATGCAAGTTGATCATTACCAGAGAAACCACTGATAACCATGTTCCTTACATTTGTAAACATTTCTTTCATTGTTTCGTTGGGTCTGCACATAAAAAATCCTGCACACATTGTTCTGACCCCACCCAAGACTCCATCATCTTGACCAAGAATGTCTAAGTCCTTCTCATCCATGATCTTTGCCATATCGTCCGATACTGTATCAAAGAACTGAATATCACAATCTGCGTGAATGAATGGTTTATCGTTCGAGATGCATTCTAAGATGTAATCGACTTTCTTGATCATGGTTTTGTTCCATCCCTCTTCCATGAAAGAACCAGTGGAACACTCTTGATCGAATTTTTCGACATGAACATCTTCGGTTTCATCAACAGTTTTCAGAAACCAGTCATCCAGCAAACCCTTGTGGGTATCGGTGTAAAATGTATAGATCATAATGCGACTCCAAAATTTTCATTCATTCTACGAACAAAAACTTTTTTGTCAAGAGCATACATCTCATCATTTTCATTCCTTGCATGCAATTCATCAAAAGGCTCTGGAGTCCATTCGTGTCTTGCGATGCACTCCTGACTCATTGCATATTTCTCCAAAGCGAGAAGATGTTGCGTCATATCATTGTCACAATATACTGAACTGTAATCTGGATGGTAAATGTAACCGCACGATTCATAAAACTTATGACCAATGCATGGGAGAGTCATCAATAGATCTCCACCACCACGAAGTCCATCGTGGTACTTTATACCCCCATCATACTCTGGAAATGTATTATCAAAGTCCCGAAATATAATTTCATCATAGTTATCTGAGTTGAGAGCCATATCGTCTGATATAAGAAGCAGCACATCAAAAGTTTCACCATCCATGTTAGCGTTACATGCTTCAACTTTAGTCTTTGATTCTCCATAATGATAAACTAGGTCTACACCTTCGTCCTTTTTACCCTCAAGGTAATTTTTGATTTCATCATTGTTCATAGTGGGATCATCAGAATCCATACTAATTACAAAGCGAACCTCATGTTTTCCTGATACTTTACTCGTATAATCATCCAGAATATTTTTGAATTTATCTGGTCTGTTCCTCGAAGGAAACTTCACTAATAATTTAGACATCACTATCTCCTACCAATATGGTATTTAGGTACTAACTCCCACTCTCCTTTATCCTTAAATGACAATATTTTTAGTTGGTTCAGTCCTACTTTGGGTTCGTCAGCATCATCATCAATAATCTTCAAAAGACCCCACTCTTCTAATAAGGCTGTTATGGTGTTTCTTCTACCGATGTCAGTGTCATCGATTTCTGCTTTCAGTCCATCAAGGAGAAATAACTCTTTGAAGTGCATGATCGCATATCTGCCTTTCTTGTGAAGAATGTGACATGATTGATACAGTTTTTTCTCTTTGCGAGATGAAATACCGATTCTGGTTAATGTTTCTTTTACCTTCAAAAAGTTATCATCGGAATCGAGTTCTATTTCAACACCAAGACCTTCAAAAATATCATCGTCACTCATAAATATCCTCTTTTTTCATAGGTATTTATGATTTATGATTTTTTGTACCTCCTTCGCTCATGTACTCACGAATTTCATCAATTTGTTCTTTGGTCAACACTGATAAAGCCTCTTCTGCTTTTCGATTGTTGTACCCATAACACTTCTTGATGAGATCAAGATCCTTGCTCTTCTCGTCTTTCGCCCACTTACTGAATCTCTTTCTCTTTCGGATCGAAGTCAACAAATACTCATACTGCACTCTGTTATCAAGATGGTGGTGAGTATTCATCTCATTCGCAAAAAAGATTGTGTCAGGAAAGTACGACAAGCACCGATTTACGACAAATGCAGGATACCTTTTACTCGCTAATTCAGGATCACCGATAAACAGATTCTCCTTCGAGTAATTGATCGAGTTGAGGAAGTCTCCTAGTTTCATTGGTGTCAACCAATCCACCCTACAACGTTTTCTCGTTTGATGATATCAAAGTCTTTTGACACACCAAGACGACTGCGAACGTCATACACGATGGTGCTTCCCACTTCATATGGGACGCTTGGAACTTCACCATTTGGAAGAGGATCACCAGAACCCATCGAGATGATCTTCGTTTCAACATAACTGCTGTCGATCATCTGACTTTTCTTGATGATGATACCCGCTTCTGTGGTTTCTTCTTCATTGTAATCGACTTTTTCTACAAAGATATAGTCACCGCACGCATGTAATTTACTCATTTGAAATTAGCCTCCATCATAATTTGAACCAAACACGCTGTCATATTTATCTCAGCATCAGCAACGAAAGCAGCCTTGTGCTGATAATCTGCAAGAATTAGAATAACCATCGGAATCGAATCCGCTTGGATGTAATCGTACATCGAATCATAGATCTTTCGGAACAACTCGGTCTGATCGTTATCAATATTTGCAACGACCCACTTCCGAACACCGCTGAAGTCTTTCTGCTTCATACATCCCATGAGATCCTTGACGTTGACCTCTCCGATCTGTGAGAGAATACCAACGTCAATTGTTCCCGAAACAGAGTAGCGTTGAAGTTCATTCAACACCCTGCGGAAGTCTGGGAAGTATTTCAGAATCAGTCGGACCAAAACTTTCTCATCATACCCAACTTGCTCTTGATCCAAGATCGTTTTGATGCGATCAAGGAATTCAGATGCAAGTTGAGGCTTCTCTGCTGATGGAATACCAAACTCGATGTTTGTGCATCGGGAATGAATCGGTTGAATGATTCGATTCTTATAATTGCATGTCAATATAAAACGGCAATTATGAGCAAACTCCTCAATCGCACCACGCAAAGCAGGTTGAATACTCTGAGCGTTTGAATAGTCAAATTCATCTAGGATACAGACCTTTTTGTTTCCATCCAGAGAGACAGAACTCGCAAACTCACGAATCGTTGTTCGCAGTGTGTCGATGTTTCCGTTCTCCGAACAGTTGATGATGATGCTATCGCATCCCAACTCATTACAAAGGGCGCGTGCGATTGTGGTTTTACCCACTCCTGCACCACCGCTCAAAAGAAGGTTTTGAGGTTCCCCCGATTCCACCATATCCTGAAAGGTGGTTTTGATGGAATCGGGAAGAATACACTCACTGATATTCTGTGGGCGATACTTTTCAACCCACAACGCATTATTTGGAGTATGTTGAGTCATGTTCAAGTGCGATATAGTATTTGATATCCATAGAAGTGTGAGAGAAACGAGTCACGGTTGATTCGCAGATGTCAATCTTATAATCACCCGAAAGAAGTTTCAAGTTTTCGATCTTGAGATAGAAGCAGAACGATGCGTTTGTATCATTCTGACCCACGACAGTTGTATAACTGTTTGTGGTGGGAGTCTTCTTGTCCAAGACCACGAGTTCAATCTCTCCGTTGTCGTTCGACTGAATGCAAAGATCAGACAATTGCAAAACAGCGGCGGAACGTTGGATGTTATCAAAAACTGATTGCTTGAGAATGAAAGACACCACTGCTTCAGGCATCTTCACTTCACGATCAAGTACCGTGAGCAATCTTGGTTCCGAATAGTAATACGAAACTTTTGCTCCAGTCTCAGAAATGATCTCCATAGACTTTTCACCGAAAGAAAACTCTGGATCGTCAAACAGACTAATAGTTCCGAGCAACTTGCTCAGATCCCAAATACCAAATTGTGTTGCGAAGTGTTCCTCTACCACCGCTTCGCAGACGATGTTCTTTGCAGGGGAGATTGTGGTAATCTTGTTACCAGGCTTCACCAGCAAGTTAGAGTTGATGCTTGAAAAGTTTTTCAAGATCGAGAGTGTATCTCTCGACAGGTTTGTGTTAGACATTTTCATCCTTCCATATATTCATCAAATTCATTTGGGTCAATAAAACCCTTCGATAAGTCATTCATAAATTGTTTGTCAGAGTGACGAGACTTTCTGTTCTGATGCTTTTTAATGTTCTTTGTTTTGAACAGACGCTCTTGTGGGTCACTCTTCTTCGTCTTTTGATCATTGTTGTTCTTCTTCATTTTAGTCTCAAAAATCTCCTATGCTAGACATCAGGTTGCTTAGTTTACTACGAACGAAGTAATTTAGCAAACCTTTTCTTGTTGGAACATCATAGTTTTCAAACTCACGAATTACAAAATCCTCAAATTCATCGGGGATTTTAGTCATATCAATCAGAGTTTGATTGCGACTAAAGTTTTCACTCCACTCTGCTGTGGTGTGATCTTCGTTGATCATACTCTGAATCTTCTTTGTTCCACAAGGCTTCTGTCGCTTACCCTCAACAACAAACGTGTCTGAGTCTGATAGGACATTTGGAATCCCGTCAGAGACATCACCCTCGATGATATGCTCAAGTAAGAACTGTTGTGGATCCGAGCATTCTACAAACTTCTTTTGCATTGGAGAATACTGTCGTACATTGTTGTATCGTTGCAATTGTTGGAAGTCTTTATCATTCGATACGATAAGAATCTTTTCATCGGTGTGATATTTCTTACACAAGATTGCAATCACATCATCCGCTTCGAGTCGAGGAACTTGCAAGTTGATATAAGGCATCTCGATTCGTACTTCTTGACGAATGGTATTCATAATCTCATACACTCGATCAAAGTCGATGTCTGATTTCTTTTGTTGCTTTTTGCGTGAAGCCTTGTAGTGCGGGAAGAAGTCTTTTCTCCAACAATTACCAGTGTCATCACAGATAACCAACTCACCATACTCTTTTGAGAATTGATTTCTAAACATTCTATATGTGTTCAGAACCAAGTGTCTTACGAAATCTTCATCCATGTCGGGGGAGTGCTTCAATGATGAAAAGATATTCGCAAAGAGTATCTGACTATTATCAAGAAGAATAATTTTATTGCCTCATTTCAAAATTCTGATCCGTCAATCGTTTCGTCAGGCAGATCAATTGGTTGCCATCCATTTTCGGGATGCTTCGATTCGGGAACCCACCCCGAAACGTTTCGAGATGCGATATATGTTTTACCCTCGTAATATACTACATCACCCCTAACATAGTCAATGAAATTTCCAGAAGAATCAGACATTCTGAATTGACCCCTGATGTTCATACTTTGTTCTTGTGGTTGTTGAATATTCAAACCACGATTGATTGGCAAAGATTCTGCGGGACTTGGATTTATAAAACGATCACCATCACCGTTCAACAATAACAGTTCCTCAAATAGAGTTGCAGCGTTAATCACAAACTCATTTGATTTTCCATTTAGAATTTGTTTTAGTTGTTCGATGTCTTGGAATTGAGGATCACCACTAGCCTGTAATGCTTCTGTTAATCTCTCATCTTGTCTTGTCGGATCATTTGGAAATGGAGATTGTCGAGAGTATACTTGATACGCAACAGTCCAATCATCACCACCAAACAATAAGTCTAATTTCTGTTGTGGTGTTGCCATTATTTCTTTCCCTTTCCAGCGGGAGTATAACACTTCTTGATTTCATCAAGGTGAATATGTGCAAAGTCTCGCATGTACTTTTGATCTTCACGATCTTTATTCGAGGTCAACCAAAATGATTTCTCGACAACGAACTCGTCGATCACTTCCTTCTTCCATCGAATCTGGATGCGGAGGTCTTCGCCCTTTTGGAACGAAGACCACTTCTCCACATCACCAGCCGTCTTGTAGGTTTTTACAACGAAGTTTGAATCAAGAGACTCTAACTCTTTTGTCAGATATCTCTCGTATGATTCACTCTTCAGATTCCTGTACTTCTGGGGAAGTATCTTCGGCATTTTCTTCCTTTCTTGTATGGAGTGATTGAATAATTACTCCGTACGCTTCATATGGATCCATGTTTGCTGCTGGTCTTCGATCTTCGATATGACCTGCACCGTTTGAGTTTGTCGAAAGTGGCACACGAATGGAAACGCTCCGATCACTAACTCCACTTGAGAACTCATCAATCTTAGCAGTTTCGTGTTCTCCTGTCAAGCGAAGATGGTTGTTTCTTCCGTAGACCTCAATCAATTTGTCGTGATTGATTCCAAGCAATTCAATGGCGTTATCAATTTGCTCTTTCGGTCCTGCTCGCATCCATTCTGTAGAAACATTAACGTGGCATCCTGAACCATTCCAATCGCCTTCTACTGGCTTTGGTGAATAGTTGATACTAATGTTACGAGTTTCCGCAATTCTTTCGAGAATGTATCGTGATACCCACAGAGAGTCTCCTGCATCAATCGCATTTTGTGGAGTCAATTGATATTCCCACTGAGATTTCATAACTTCTGCGTTCGTTCCATCAAGACGAATTCCTGCTTGGAAGCACAACGCGGCATGTTGATCCACAATCATGCGGTGCAATACATTCTTAGAACCTAAACCGCAGTAATAATCGCCTTGTGGTTCAGGATATTCGTTGCTCCAGTCTCCGCCTTTTTGTTCTGCCCATCCGTGAGGCCAGTTTTGGTAAGGATCCCAGAAAACATATTCTTGCTCCACCCCAAAAATAGTCGATTCAGTTTCTTCGTGCATATCAAAGATTTCACGAAGTGCTGCTCTTGTATTTGATTCGTGTGGTGTACCGTCTGCGTTGAATACTTCACACAAAACAATAAACGATTGGACCTGTTGGGGATTACCATTGAAAGGATTGTTGAAGATCTTCACAGGATTCAGCAGCAAATCACTCGACTCGACTTCTGCCTGTTCTGTGCTTGAACCATCAAACCCCCAAGGTGGTGTTTGCTTGATTGCATCGTCGAGAGTCAATTGGACTTGCTCATGCTCCGTTTGCATGAAAACGTAACGAGATTTAGTTCTCATACCTTTTCGCTCTGTTCCGTCAATCCAAACATAATCCAATTTTACTAACTTACTGTTCATATTATATCCTTTTCTTGAATACCAAAACTGGTTCGTATTTTAAGTACCTATCATTCACTTTGCAATAGTTTTTGCAACTAGGTTTACCATTTTCGTCTAATCTGTTTTGACCAGGCATACCTTCCATAGCCATCTTCAAATCATAACAATAATGCATTCCAAGCGAATTCAGTATATTTATACTATCTTGTTGAAGAGGAAGGTACTTATCTCCAACTTTTATATCTGCAATATTCCAAAGCAAATAACGATCAGGTTTCAACCATGACACTGCCGTTTCCAACGTTGGACAAAGGAATCCATCTCTCCAAGATTCATATGATGATCCATATTTCTTGAATGACTGATTTTCATCTTCGCTATAAGCCTCACGATTGAAGTATGGTGGTGATGTGAAAACAAGATCGAGTTTACCCTTATACTCCTGAAACTCCTTTACGTTTTGAATTTCTTCTGATCCTACTCGGTAGACTTCGTAGGTGTTTGTTCTGGAGAAGAATGAGTTTCCTCTGTAGGTTTTCGTGTTG